CCCATTCCGACCAAAACAACCTAAGGTCTTACTAAGATCAGGTGAACGGGAACACTGATTAAGAGAGAGGTACCTGTGTATTTACACTTCCTTTGTCTCTAGATTAGCTATTTACCGGAATCCCAATTTGAAACTTAGTCTTTCCTTAGTTTGGCGAGTCCGTCGACAAGAACAAGTTTTTCCAAAATCGAGAAATAATAAACTCGACAGAAGAAAGACTATTCTGGTCTACCAAAGTCCAAACAGGCTTAAAGAACTCTAAGGGAGGGAGCAAGCTTTCTTTACAAGAAAGTCCACGTCTCCACTTAGGATTCTTTGTTAGATCCTTTTTGAATGAATTAAACTCATTCCAGGGGAACCTGGGATCAGTTAAATCACTCAATAGGGAATCTTCTTGAGCCTTCGAGAAAAGTCGGTAATCGGTAATCATTCGGTTAGTCTTCTTAGAAGTAAAGAGCAAGGGTTTAACCCGTCGTTCTAACATCTTAGGAATACAAACTAAATGAAGACCGTCTTCCATTGGAAGGGACTTATCCGGAATACTTCGACGGAGTCTACTCACTTTAAATAGATAGATCTGACGATCACGTCTATTCAAAGCACGAGCGGAATCTCTACCGAGTCCTCCGAATGAGTCCGAAACGTCTATGGACTCAGGCGTTCTCATAAGAACAGATTTTCCAAAATGGACAATCTGTTTTAATGAAAACCCTTCGTCCAAGGCACTTCGAACTAAGAGTTGGTCCTTTCGGACAAGCAACTTCGCCTTTCCCGATTGGCGGTAGATAAAAGAATTATCTACCTTCTTCCGGAAAAGGATTTGAGAGTTGATTGTCCCAAAAGACCTATCTCTAAAATTCTTTCCAATTGAAGGGACAAGACCCATGGAAGAAGCGATTCGTTTCCAAGAGCGGATATGCCGGTCAGAATCAACAAAGAGAATATCATCTCCGTTGATACAAGCCTGCAATTCACTCAAGTCTTGATGTCTCAAGTGACAGAGAGTTGCTGCATTCGCGATACAAAGTACCGGGAAAGACAGCAAATTCCCCATCAATTGGCCTCTTTGTTGGAGGACACTGGGTAGTTTTGTCCATGAAGGATAATCTATCCAGTGTTTACCACCAAAGAAGTCAATATACTTGAGGAGGTGAGGATGGTTAGAGAACTCTTTCTTTAACTCTCCCAAGACTGTACCCATTATGTCCATATTTAAATTATCAGTTGCACTTTGATAGTCACCTGATAGAATAAATCCGGACTGACCACTGAGATTAAGATTAACAAAATCTTCTAAACTACCTTTCCAACCTGGAAAGAAGCAAGGAAACTTTGTTAAACCCTTAAACATTGCAGTCTGTAATGGTTTCAGAGCCCAAGAAAGAGGTTGTTCTTTCGTTATCATCCGAACTTTTAACGGTTCAGGAATAGCGAAAGCTTCTACTCGATTTTGGGGGGGGAGTTCCGAAGGAAATTCGTAACCGAACCCGGGGCGATGGTTTCCGTAAGGAATAAGAGGGACTCTCCAATCTCTCTTTTTCTCCACGGACGCCAAGGCGGAGGAGAGGGATTGAGAATGTCGGTAAAGGGCATCTTGAATGATGATCTCTACCAACCTCTCGGCAGATACTTCCATATATTGTTCACGTTTTAAGTGAAGAAGACTCGGATTACCAAGTGGATTCATAAATTTTGAGTCAGACTCAAAAGTTAATGTCTCCATGGAAATTCGATAATTCTTACCGGAACGTCCCAATATGTGGACCGCATCTTTTATCCTTCTTCCCAAAGCCCAGGGAGTGGTTATTTGTTTAACCGAACTCACAACATCATAAGGAGAACGATTCGATGACATCAAAAGAAATTCCGAAGAGAATTTACGCCCCTTATCAGCTAGATTAGCCATAGGGACTATAAATTCATTATTGGACTTCATTTGAATAACCTGATCAATAATCTGGTCAGGGGACGCCATCGAAGAGTTCACCTGAAACGCATCGTCAATTCCAAATATCAATTGACCAGTATAGCCGTCAAAGTGATCGGTGGAGTAGTTCCTCCAATAACATGAATAGTCTTTTGGTTCTTTGAATATTTCAGAGAGCCTTTTTACTATCATATTAGAGAGGAAACTCTTACCGACACCAGGCGGACCATACAGGTAGATTGATATTGGGTCCATCCTAGTTCCAGTCAACAAGGGGTTACCACGTGAATGGTTCCGTGAGTAAAAAGGTTTCAAAGCAGAAAAACAACCGCCTTGAGATCTTTTAACCCCGAAATAAGCTTTAGAAGGGGCAAGGGGACATACTTCCGTATATTCCTTTACTACTTCCTTAGCCCACTCCCTACTTATTGACTTCAAAGTAGAGAGTACCGATTCAGGAGTCTTCCCAACAGTTGAGAGGAGATTCCCGTGCTTTTCATAAGCATGAAGAATCATTCCCTGAGGTACTGGATTCGAAAGACATTTTGCTTGCAAAAGGTCCCACAAATCCAGTACCTTCCGTCTTCGTCGACCTAACCATCTCCGTTGAAGGAGTTTGTAAAGTCGTCGAGGAACGGGGAGAATCGAGGTCGAATGACCTTCAGGTAGTTCCTGGCCAAGTTCTTTTGAAAAGAACGTGGCCAAGTCCAACTTAAAGGTCGAAGCCATCTGGTCGAGAGGAACCGTTTCAAATCTCTGAAATAGAAATTGAAACAATTCCTTTTGGCTACAGAACAGTCTCTTCTGACAGAGCCAATAGCTCAAGACAGAAGAAAAACCGTCAAGTTGCCGGACACGTTGTTGTTTGGTGCTTACGGGTACACCTTTCCGACGACAAGTCTTCCGTTTGTTGTTACCTTTAGAATGAATGTCTCCATTCTTTACGGTAGTAACTCCGGGATTCAATGTCGATTTGGGAACTAGTTATACAAGTTAAAGGCTAGTTAGACCAATAACAGGGGAGGTGCTTCGGACGGTCTTAAACGGACTCAATGAGATTCGCGACAGACCGGGCCTACG